TGAATTATTGAAGCTGAAAAAACTTGGTTTTACTTCTTCTTTAACTTCTTTGACATCTTTAACATCATCCTCTTTTTTTTCTGAATTATTGAAGCTGAAAAAACTTGGTTTTACTTCTTCTTTTACATCTTTTACATCATCCTTTTTTTTTTCTGAATTATTGAAGCTAAAAAAACTTGGTTTTACTTCATCTTTGACATCTTTTACATAATCCTCCTTTTTTTCTGAATTATTGAAGCTAAAAAAACTAGGTTTTATTTCTTTTTGGTTATCTTGAAAATTATTTAACATATTATTTTCTTTTTTTTCTGAAAAAAAAGGAAAATACGAATATTCTTCTTGTTTAATATCATTTTTAATAGGAGATTGTTTTAGATTATCTATTTGTGGTTCTTTAAAATATAATGATGATGGCTCTTTATTAATTACAGGTTGTGTAATTGTTTTATATGGATAAACATATTCTGGATCTTGTAAATTTATATGTTGCGAATTTTGTTCAGTATTATTTCTAAAATAAAAATAATATACAGAACCTATAATTAATATTAAAAATATTAATATACCAAATCCAATCAAAACCCATTTAAATTTATCCATTAATCCTTTATCTTCAGTTGGTTTGCTTTCTTTTGTATTATCATCTTTAGAATCTTTACCTGAAGTACCTGAAGTACCTGAAGTACCTGAAGTACCTGAAGTACCTGAAGTACCTGAAGTACCATCATTATTAGTTGATAAAGGAACGTTTTCTTTAATTATAACACCATCAGAAGTAGATTTATTGTATTGAACATCCTTTGCTATTTTGTCTTGTTCTTCTCTAACAGAACGCATATCATTTAAACCTCTTAATAATATATCTTCACTTCTTTCTGTAGATGTAATAAAAGCTTCCATATTTTTACTTAATAATGATATGAGATTCTTGTATAAAAAATTGGGATCTTCAACATTATTTAATTTAGATGTATTTTTATTATTCTTTTCTAATACAGAAATTAAATCATTAATTAATAAGGTCATTAATTATTATTCCTTTCTATATTATTAAATTATAAAATAATATGTTTTTCTTCTTTATCATTAGATATATATATGGAATTAATAAAACCTATATTCGTTAAAAGATGGGTTACTGAAAATACACATATTAATTATGTATTTGATATTAATTTAAATAATAAATATACAAATACCATTATTATACCAGAATATATATTTAGAGATGTTAATATAAATAATATTTTTAATAAAATTGCTTATTATATTTTTGATTATGAAACAAAAATAGGTAATGATATATCTTATCCTTTTTATATTTGGAGCTCTGAAAATAATATAGATAAATCATTAATGTTTAATATAAAAAATATATTATGGAAAGGATATCATCCTAACCCATTTAAATCTAATAACAGAGATTCGCAATTGTTAAAAGAACCTATTGAATATGAATACACTGAAGATATATTTGATATTGATAATATAAATATTGTATTTTATAGTGATTTCAAATATGATATAAAATATTATTACCCTGATAAAAAAAAATTATTACCTAATTTAAATAAAAAATTAGAAAAGGAAACAATTGATCTATATAATGGTAAAATAATTAAGACTAAGGAAAAAAAAGAAGAATATTTTAAAATATCTTTTTCACAAAAATATGATATAGAATCTTTAATAGTACTTTTTGATAATTTTAAAACATCTGATACAATACAATTAATACAACTTATTAATAATAATAATGCTATTTATAAATTATATAAATCACATACGATAGAAGAAGCAAAATTAGCAGGAATATTTAAATTAAATAATAAAGATACAGAACCTTCCATAAATATTTATTATAAAAACGAAGATATTGTATTAAATATATCAAAAGAAGGTATTTTTACAATAGATATTAAATATCATATGAATAAAGGCGAAAATATATCTGTTATTGATAATGTTAAAAAAAATATTATTAATTATATTAGTGATTATTTTAATGTAAGAGATGATGATTTTAAAGTTACTAATATAAATTCAAGAATAACATATTCTATTGATTACATTGATACTGCTCTATTAAATAAATTAGGTACATATGCCAATATATTTCAAGATTATGAAAAATATGACAAGAAAAATAGTCATAAAAAAAATAATGGATTTTATATATATAACAGAGATGATAATATAGATACTGAAAAATATATTAAAAGTCGTAATAAATATAGAAAAATAAAAGCAAATGAAATATTTAATGAACTTAAAAATTTAGGAATTAATAAAACAATAGCAGATATAAATGGAATAATTAAAAATATTGATGAAATAGAAAATTATAAATTAAATAAAAATAAGAATGAAGAAAATAATTCAACAATATATGTTATAATAAACAATGATAATATCGAGATTATAACAGAAAATTTTAAAACATTTTTTGAAATAAATAATTTAAAATACTGGTTGATTAGAATAATTGAAAAATCGAGTGAAACTACTATAAAACAACCTAAAAAGAAGAAAGATAGTCCTAAAGAAATAGTACCTGTTAAAAAAACTAGTAGCTCTTCTTCTAAATCTTCAACAAGCAAAAAATCAAAAGATAGCAGTTCTAAGAGCAGTTCTAAGAGCAGTTCTAAGAGCAGTTCTAAGAGCAGTTCTAAAAGTATTTCTGATAAAAGTTCTATAAATGAAGATGAAATAGGAAAATCATCATCTGGCGGTGGAAAAAATAAAGAACATTTTTTAATTAATAAGTTAAAAATAGCTGATAAAGAATTATGGAAAGGAGATAATCTACCAAGACTTTGTCAACGTCCCAAACAACCAATTGTTTTAACTGATGATGAATTAAAAGAACTTAAAAAATATGGCTATGATAAAAAATTAGATAATATAATACTTCATGGTAGTAGTGAAAATAATTTAAATTATTATACCTGTCCGCGTGTATGGTGTCCAATTAGTAATATTCCTCTTGATGAAAATGATATTAAAGAAGGAAGAAAATGCCCTGATGAAAATGAAGAACCTATAATGATGAATGATATTATGAATAATTCTAATAATCCGAGGTATGCTTATATTATAAGTAAATATAATTTACCTTGTTGTGGTAAAAGGAATAAATCTATTGAACCACAGATTAAAGAAAAAAAAGCTAAGGTTGGAAAAAAAACACAGAAAAATGCTGATATAAAAGATGATAATATCCAACAAAATATTGATGATACACCTGATACAAATACGAATGGTAATAATTATATAATGACACAAATACCCGTAATATATAAAAATAGATATGGTAATATTCGTAAAGAATTATATTATGTATTATATGATAATTATAAAAAATATATAAATAAATGTATAAATCGTAATAATATTAATAAACATAATTGTATATTAAGAAAAGGGTTGAAAGATATTCCAATAAATAAAAAGCTTAATAATTATGATAATATTATGGAAGTCATAGCATATTTATTAAATAAAACTAAAGAAGGTTTAATAAAAGATATAATATTAAAATTAAATATTGTAAATTTTTTATCTCTTGAAAATGGAAATGTATTTAAAGATTTTGCTGATACAGAACCTATTATTCCAGAATTAAATGAAGAATTATATATTGAACTTTTAAATAATTTTAAATGCAAATATATAGTATACCCAGATGCTAATGATAATTCAAAAAAATCTTTATATATTAAATCGCGATTATTATATATATATAAATCTTACAAAAAATTTATAAATTATTTAAAATCTGATGATAATAAATATGAAAAAAATATTCAATATATTTTTTCATTAGTAGCAATATTGTATAAAAATTTACTTGTTTCATGGGAAATAGATAAAGGGTTAAATAATGATGTACAAATTATTTGTCCTTATTATACAAATATTGAACAGATTTTACCTTATTTAGGGAAAAATCCAAAAATGATAATGATATATAAAGATAATAATAATGATAATGATATAAATAAATCTATATATGAACCAATAGTATCGAAATCTATAAATATAGTTGATGACAATAAATATTTTAATTTACATGAACATCATAATATTAAAGATATTATAAAAAAATGTTCAAATGAAAATAAGATTAATAATATTGATATATATGAAAATAAAGAGAATATTAAAGCTATATTAAGAAGTATATCTAATAAAACAAATGATTATGATGCTGATATATATAATTTTAAAGTATTAATAATAAACAACGATTTATCAATAGACAAGATTATCTTAAATAATAATATTATAATAAAATTCAAAAAGCAGTCTATTATAACAATTAATTTATTACTTGAAACTTTTGATATTAAAAATATAGTATTTAGTGAAGATATAAATGGCATAGAATATTTATTTACTATCAAGAATGATTTACATGAATATTTTGTGGAAGATATGAAAAAATATAATATAGAAATTGAAAAATTTGAAATTATAAAAGAAAATAAAAATATTACAAAAGGAAAAATTAAATTTATAGATAATGAATTAGATGATAATATATTATTAAACAGCGATTACTTTAGTAAATATCATAAATATGTTATTAAAAATGAGCAAAATGATAAAGAAACTTATGAAATTAGAAAATATATTAAAGATAAATTATTGAGTAATATTTATACAGATGATTACTATAATAATTTATCTAAAAACAAAAAGACGCATATTATAGGAACATTACTTAAAAATATTTTATCTAATTCTGATAGTAAATTATATAGTAAAAAGGATTTACAAATAATTTTAGAAGAAATTAATATATCTTCGAGAACAGATATTAAAAATTGGTTTTCAACTTCTTTAGAAAAATTAAAATATGATTATATTAATGATATATCTGAGAATATAATAGAAACTGAAAATGAATTAATATTTTCGCAATATTTAGTTCATAATAATATACCAAAAAAAATAGTAAGTTATAAAAATTATTATCCAAATACTATCGATTATACTAAAAATCCTCTAGAAATTCCTTATAATATAGAACCAGGTATAGAATTAAAGAATGAAATTATTAATATACCTGAAATATTTAAGGGCACAGAAGAAGAATTAAATTCTAAATGGAAAAAATATACAAAGAAAATATGGTCAAAGTTAAGATATATTAAGGTTAATTATACCAATAATTATATTAAAGAATTATATGATTTTTTAATAAATTATAATAAAAATATAATAACAAATATATATAGTTTTAAAAATATAATTGAATACACATATAGGGAATATGAAAATATACTATGTGAAGTAATTGATATAGATGAAAATAGACATAATAATAAAAATTTAATTAAAAAAATATTTCAAGACCCTCATTTTTTTAATATATATATTAAAGCTATGAATGCTGTTAATAAAACTGATAAAAAGTTCAAACCATCAGCATTAACTATATTTTTTGAAACATATTTTAATAATAGCAGTATAGAAGAAAGGAGAAGTATAATTAATTATATTAAAAAGGAGGACTTAATAAAATATTTTAGTGATATAACTATTAAACTAATTTCTAAATGGTTGAATATTAATATATTTATAATATACGACAAAATAGAATACGGAAAAGGGAAAAGGGTAGATAAAAGAGCAGGTAATAAAGACTTAAATCTTACATCTGTTTTCTACAGAGCAGGATACAAATCATCTGATATATTATATAGACCATTAATAATGCTTTATAGAGAAAAAATAAAAACTACAGAAAATATAGCATATTACATTATTAAGATAACAGATAGCGAAACATATATGTATAAAGAATTAGATGACGCACCAGAAGAAATTAAAAATAAATTAATAAGTATAAAATACAATTCAGAAGATTCATTATTATCAGATTCTATATAATATTTATATTTTGTTTAGGCATTTTATAACATTTAGCATTAGTTTTATCAATATTTAGTTTTAATTGTAGATCGCTTTCAGTATATAATATTTTTTCACGTTCTTCAATATCTTCTTCTATCTCAATTATAGGGTCTAGTATTTCTTCATTCATAGGGTTCTTTTCATTAATTTCATTTAATAGTTGAAGCATATACTCTTCATCTATTAATATCTTACTATCTCCAGTTCCACAAGGAGGTTGTTGTCCAAGCATAACATTTGCTGAAACACCGTTTACTTTATCATATTCAGCAAATATACTTGCGTTGATTAACATATCCGTTGTTTCTTCAAATGAAGATTTAGCAAGAGGTCCAATATCTCCTCTATTAATACCATGTCTGTCTATGGGCATCAAATGTCCTTTATATGTCATAGTATCAATTAATAGAGACATGTGTCTATAATTCATAGAACCCTCATTTGTAACAACTAATAATTCTTTGTATAAAGCATATCTCGCTGCTTCAATACCGAGTGTGTCATAAATTTCTCTGATATCATTTGATATAGTGCGTGTACTATCTATGTTTGGATTTGCTAATAGTTCAATCAAATTTGTACCATCAGTATCTAATACCCATTCAAGAATATCATCAAAATTATTTGTATCATCATTATATCTTGTATATTTCTTTTTATTAAGTGATACCTTCTTAATACCTTTGTATCCCTTCAATAATATTTGATGTACAATATTATGCTCAATTGCTTTAATAGTAGCAATCTCATCCCCATCTTTTAATGCCAAATCTGTTAATTTTATACGGAATACACATTCTTCGGCATTATCATCGCTATATACACAATCTATATATTTATCATATGCTGAATTTAATTTAGTATAAATATCTATCATTTTCAATTTATAGGAAACCATTTTTTGTTTATTAAATACTAATCTTAGAACCCACGGAGAAGAACTTCTTGAACGACAAGTCAATCCATTTAATTCTTCAAATTCTTTATAAATATTCATTATTCCTTGATCTTCTTCGATATTAGTTTCATAATATTCTCCATTATCCCAATAAATCTCACTATATTCTAAAATATCTGATAATTTAGTAATTTCAATAGAATTTTTAATATTCATAGCATGATCTTTAGTAGCATCAATACGAGAATCATTAAAATCACCATTGCTATTTTTAACGGGATTAACAACGCAAGATATATCATTTTTCATGTATATAATCAATGTAGGCGTTTTAGTTTTTTTAGTAGCTGATAAAATTTCTTTAAGACGAGGAACGCCTGAAGTAGCTTTAACTGCTGCTGCTGTACCTGAAACGTGAAATGAATCTAATGTCATCTGTGTACCTAATTCTCCAATTGTTTGTGCTGCTACTATTCCTACCATTTCACCTGGTTGTGCAATAGCTTGATTAAAATATTCTGTAATTTGTTGAACAATATAATCAAATATTTCTTTTGTAAAATGATAATGAAATATTAATTTTTTAGGATTTAGATACAATCTTAATAATATATGAAGAAATCTCATGCCTTGAGTTAGATTTTTAATATATAATTTTTTCTCTAACTTATCAATATTATCCAAAATATAGTCTGGAGATAAATCTGTCTTTACTGCTTGAATATTAATACTATTTAGTCTTTCATGAGCAGTATTTAAAATTCTTCGAAATGGTATAGGATAACTAATTACATTTTTCTTTTCATAGTTAAAAATTTTCTTAATAAGGAACAACTTATCTTCTACAATTTTTTCAAAATGTTCATTACATTTTACATAAGTATTGCTATTAATTGATTTAGCAACATCTTCTGTAACATGAACTTCGATATTATCCGTTATTTTTAAATTATATTCTAAATCAAGTTCAATATTATTTTTATAGATACTATCTATAATTTGAACTTCAACCTTACAGCCATCCATACCATCTTCACCATAAATATATTGTATAATAGTTCCATCAGCAGTTCTAACAGTATTATCATAGTATATTTTTGAATCTTCCATTGCCTTTACTAATCTTCGTTGAATATAACCTGTTTCAGAAGTTTTTACAGCAGTATCAATTAGACCTTCGCGACCACCCATAGCATGAAAGAATACTTCATGAGGTTTTAAACCAGATATGAAACTATTTTTAACAAACCCTCTTGCTTCTGGACCATCATCGTATTTTGTGAAATGCGGCAGTGTTCTATCAGTAAAACCATAGGTAATTCTTTTTCCATCAACATTTTGTTGTCCTACACAAACAATCATTTGTGAAATATTAATTTCTTTACCTTTTGAACCTGATTTAACCATATTAATCATTCTATTTGTTTTTTCTTCAATTTGTGCAAATCCAATTTTACCAACTTCGCTAGTAGTTTCATTGAGAATACCAATTAATTCGCGTTCAATATAATCTTCGTTGTTGAATATACTATTGTTAATAAAGGTTCCTCTTCTTATTTCATCTAATTTGTTGTATGCTTTTGTTCTCATTTCGTTAATTTTATTTTTAAGATTTTCGTCTGTTTTCTTATCTGTTACTAAATCGCTTATTCCTACACTAAATCCTGACGTTAGCAACCATCTGCAAATTAATCTTTGTGTATTATCAAGAAACTTGCGAACTTCAAATGGCCCATAATCGTGATAAATAACAGGTATTAAACCAGATGAAATACCATGAAATACATTTTTATCAAGATTACCACATTCTAATTCACTATTATTAATAATAACTTTTTCATCCTTCTTATTCTTTCTATTTATGAACAAACTTGGAGGTAATATTTGTGAATATGCTTCTTTACCTGTATAAGAATACTTATTTTTAGGTTTAGGGAGACAACCATCAAAATAACTATTTACCATTTGAATATTAGCCATTGTTTTATCATGAATTTCAGTATAATCTTTAGTCAATCGATAAGAACCTACAAGAGTATCTTGAACTATTTCAATAATAGGTTTTCCATCGCGTGGTGCTAAAATCATATACGGAACAGCTGCAATATCCATTAATTCATTCATAGTTTGAATACTTTGAGGACAATGTAAATTCATTTCATCGCCATCAAAATCAGCATTATAAGGAGGTGTAACAAGTACATTCAGACGAAATGTCTGATAAGGCATAATAACCACCTTATGACACATCATAGACATTTTATGAAGAGAAGGCTGTCTATTAAATAATACATAATCTCCATTTGATAAATGTCTATGAACTATATCTCCATTCTTTAATTCTTTGGCAATAGTTTCTAAATCACGTGAATATTTCAAATTAATTGTTGTATTTGGTTTTTTAATGTATTTAGCTCCAGGCCAATTGTCAGCGCCATTCATAATTAATTTACGCATATATTCTATGTTAAATTTATTGACAATTTCAGGAAAAGTAATATTAATAGCTACTTTAATAGGAACACCTAATTCATCGATACTAATATATGGGTCTGGAGTAATAACTGAACGCGCCGATTGATCAACACGTTTTCCATTTAAATTTCCTCTGATACGCCCTTCTTTCTTTTTCATACGATCTGTTACAGATTTTAACTTTCTACCATTTCTTTGTTGTGCTGGAGCAAGTCCAGGCATTTGATTATTAATAAATGTAAATACATGATATTGAAGAAGTATAGTATAATATCTAATAGTTTCTTCTGTAGCACCTTTATTAATTTTATCTTGAACTTGATTATTTGCTTTAATGATATCACTTAATTTATGTGTCAAGTCATCTTCTCTTCTTTGTCCATTTTCTTCAATAATACTTGGTCTTACAGCAGGAGGTGGAACTGGAAGAACTGTACATATCATCCATTCTGGTCTATTCCATTTTGGATTAAATCCCATCATCTCCATATCTTTTTCACTAATTTTCTTGAAAATTTTAAGAATATCTTCTGCTGTTAATTCTTGTGATACTTTTTCTTCATTTTTCTTATCTTTCCATTCAGCAATTATTTTCATAGAATTTTCTTTATGAATTTTTGTAGGTCTGACTGCTCCACACCCAACAACATCATCATCTCCGCAAACTCTTAATTTTGTAGTAGTATTACAAAGTTTATAATAGGTTTCCCATCTTTTATGATTATTTTTTATTGATAAAATTTTAGCAATATCATTTTTAAAATCCTTATGAGGCGTATTAGGAGATATTAAACATTTTGAGCATTTATAACAAACACAATTCAATATTTTTTTAACTATATCAAAAAACATAGCATGAAATACAGGTTTAGCTAGAACAATATGTCCAAAATGTCCAGGACAAAATATATTTTTTTGCTCACAAGTGCAGCAAATTCTATTATGTTCTAAAACACCCATGCGTGAATCGAATAATCCCCCAATAATAGGTTCACTTCCAGCATAAGTATCTGTTTTATTAATTTCAACAACCGAACGTTTAACTATTTCATCCGGGCTTAAAACACTAAATTGAATACCTTTTACTTCTTGTATTTCAACTTTTTGGTCGTTATAAGATAGTTCAGGATAAATAGACATATCTCTTAATAATAGTAGTTAAAATAAGTCATCTAATGTTTAAATATATATTATCAATTTTTATAATTTAATTAATAATTTTATAATTTAAATTATTATTATTATTATTATTATTTGTTTTTGCTCCAGTTAATATATTTTTTTCAATTTTTTGTTCATTAGAATTAGATATAGTTATTGTGTATTTTTTTTTTGATTTTGAAGAACTTGAACTACTATCTTTTTTATGTTCAGGATAAGAATCTGTAATTCTAAATGTTCTTCTTGGTTTTGAAGAACTCTCTTTATTTTTTTCTTCTTCAACATCTATTATTCTGAAGTTTCTTCTTGGTTTTTTATATATTTTATCAAGTAAATAATTATCAGAAGGAAATTTAAAATCTCTCGGATATTTAGAATTATATACCTTATCTATTTTCTTTTTATCATTTTCATATTCAATACTATTTATTATATTAACTATATTTGAAATAGCTTTATGAAAATCTGATTTAGAGTTACTTTTAACACTTTTCATCAGTTTTGCTGGCGCTGAAAAATTTTTTTTATTCATTCTCTTATTATTATATAAGATTATAAAAAATAAACGCTGCTAGCAGGGATCGAACCTGCGACCACTCGATTAACAGTCGAGTGCTCTAACCAACTGAGCTATAGCAGCAGTGAGTATTACCTCACTAACTATATATAGTATATAATTCTTATATAATTTTATAACTAAATAATAAATGAAAAGGGAAGAAAAAGAAATTGAAGAATGTGAAATATGTTTTGAACATAAAGTATCAACAAATATGCATTGTTATGAATGTAATAAATACATATGTATTAATTGTTGTAATAATTTATCTTCTCGATCATCTTTATTATTTACAGAAAGTAAAAATATATTTGTGAAATATCAATGTCCTTATTGTAGATATACTAATAATAAACATATAAAATTATTTAATAAAAATGAAATAATATCATTGTACTATGATAATATATCAAATTTATCACTTTCTCAAAATTATAATTTATCTATTGTAAATATGTATAATAATTTAAGAGAAGAATATTTATCTTTGAAAAATGATAATAATTCTTTAAAAGAAGAAATTTTATCTTTTAAAAATGATAATAATTCTTTAAAAGAAGAAAATAATATTTTGAAAAAAGAAAATAATATTTTGAAAAAAGAAAATAATATTTTGATAGAAGAAAATGATATAATGTAAGGGGTATAATATTTATAATATTATAAATGACTTTTTAAAATTACTGCCAAAATTTATTCAAAATACTATATATAAAATAATATTTTTAGTTGCTATCATCATTCTTTTAGTTTTAAACGAAACATACAATTGTAAAAGAATGCTTGAATTTTACCCACATTTCCCTTATCATATGTTTATTGAAATAGTGAGCATAGTATTATTCTATATTATTTGTAGTAATTTTTATAAGTTATAAATTGATTATCACCCCCATTATATATTATTAATGGTAATAAATATAAAAAAATGATAAACATTAAATATACAAAATATTACTTTTATTTTTGTAGTTTATTGACTAAATTATCTAATATATTTTGAAATATTAATTTAATATAATTTTCAAAATCTTCTTTATTAGGTATAGATATTTTTATTTTACATTTAATACTAAGTTCTGTTATATTATCTTCTACGTATATTAATTTAATATATTCTTTTATATTAATTAAGTTTAATGTATTAATTATTGTACTATATCCTTTTTTTAAATTAATAATTTCATCCTTACATTTTAATTCTTTATATTTTATACCATCATTTATTATCTTATATTTTCTATGAATTCTTATATATTTGTCATTTTCTAAAGTATAACTTTTCAAATATTCTGGTAATTCATTTACATATATATATATATCTTCTATTTTTTTTCTTTTTCCATTTTTTATTTTCCAATCAGATATTTTCCATTCTATTATTTTATATAATTCTTCGTTAATATTAATATCTTCATTTTTATCATACATTTTATTAAAAATATCGTCTAAAGGTTTATTTATTACAATATTAGACGATAATTCAATCATTCAATATTCTTAATATTTTTAATATAAATATCCTTTATATTATTATATTCAGTATCAATAATTTTTTCATCATATAACCATTTTCTTGATAATATATTATATTTGTGATTTTCATTGAATAAAATATGAATACATATATATATAACTATAACAATAACAATACTATTTGTAAAATTCTTAGTAGACATATATATAATAGATATTAATATAATGCTTTGAAATATAGAATTATTTATTAATTTTTGCTGTGCGGGTGTTAAATCCAATTTTAAATATCTTCCGCCTATTTGAACAACTATAAAAAATAATATAGATAAGGGTTCTATATTTCCAAAAATACCTACTGGCTCCATAATTTAATAGTGTAATCTATTTTTTATTAAGACAATTATTAAATATAAACGTTAATAGAAGTTTTTTTATTATAATTTATATCTTTATATTTTTTTATATTATCCATAATTATATCATTTATATCCATATAAGATTTATAAATCATAGAAGAAGACTTTTCTGATAATGTCAATTTAGTTTTAGTATCAGAAGATTTATTATCAGTATTACTAATATTACTAGTATTATTAGAATAATTCTCTGCTTCTTCTTTATTATAAAATATTTTTCCTTCCGTAAATATAATTATATCTAGTAATAACGCTATTATTGATAAGAACATTAATAGACCTATAGTTAAATCCCATTGTATAACATAAAAGTTAATTATAATAAGTATAATAAATATCCATGGGTTTTCAATAATTTCTAAGATATTATCTGGATATAAAGCTGCTGGTCGCAATCCTAATATTATTAGATATGCTATTAAAAATCCTGTTATTAGTCCTTTAATAATAATTAATATTAAATTATTATTATCATCAGCTATACTATCAATATTTTTATTTTCCTTAAAATCAAATATATATTCGTTTTTATTCATAATGCTTCTTTACATTTATATTATATAAATATTTTGTTTTTTCTTTCCTTTTTGTATAATAGAGAATATAAATATTAATTATTAAAATGCAATATTCAACAATTCAAGAAGCATATAACATAAATACTTTTAAACCAGTAACAAATAAAAAAAAACCAGCACAAAATTCTCAATCTAATTCGCAACAATTATATAGTATTGAAAATAGTTCATTTGCTTCTAATAAAGAAAAAGTAGATTATGGAAATTATGATATTGTTAATAACTCTATGAAAAAATCGAATAATGTCGGTAGTTGCGCTCCTATTCAAGCACCTACATATAATATTCCTATTTCTGGAAATTGTAAAAAAGAGATGGATGTTGCTATTAATACATATACTGATAATAACAGAAGAGATAATACTATAAATGATAATGTTGAAAAATATAATAATTATGTAACTTCTGAAATAGCAATGAATGATAATAATATTTCTGATAACAATGATAGTATCCGTCCATTTTATGATGAAGAAATGGAACAATATTTTGATATTAATAATTTAAAAGATGAAGTAAATTATAAATCAAATTCAAATAATAAGGTAAATGAATATATGCCGAATTATAATAAAGTATCTTATACAAATGATAATACAAATGAATATTCTAATAATAATAACACAACTTCTAATGGTATAAATTTACTAAATACAAATGAATATAATTTAAGCGAAGAAGAAAAAAAGAAGGCAATAGAAGCATTAGATTATTTAAAAAGTATAGAAAATAAAATTAATAATAATGATAAAAAATCTTCATTAGATAATGTTAAAAGTTCTGAAATAACTGGACCAGGTGGTTTTATAGTTAAAAAGGCAGAAGAACAACCTATTGTAAAATCAAATAATTATTTACAAAAAGAAGAAATTATGAATATACATGATGCAAAATTAACAGAAAGTATTAATGAAAATAAAAAGACACAAAATATTTTTAATATGTTAATAAATATTTTTATATTTGTTTTTGTAGGTGTTTTAATAATATTATTATGTGATTATATTGCTGAATTAGCAATACAAATAGGTAGTGCAAAAACTACTAATACATTAGAACCTTATATAAAATATCATATATTATATATGCAAACCTTAGCAAATAATAACGCAAATATGCATAATATGCCTAATATGCCTAATATGCCTAATATGCCTAATATGCCTAATATGCCTAATATGCCTAATATGCCTAATATGCCTAATATGCCTAATATGCCTAAT